CGCAGGGCGCAAGCGATCCTTACACCGCGCAGCAGACGCGAGACTCGCTTCGCGAATTGAACGAGCAATTGCGCGAGCTGAACAACAATCTCGAAGGTTTGATCGGCTTCGGTCACGGCGCGGGCGGCGGTGCTGGCGGCGGGGCTCCCGGTGGCGGCGGTGCTGGCGGTGGTGGCGGCGGCGACGGCGCGCCATCGGGCGTCAGTCACTTGGGCGGCACGCCGAGCGGCGGCGGCAACATCGGTGTTGGCGGCGGGGCTCGCGGCGGCGATGCCGGTGGCGGGCTCGGCGGGCTCGGCGGTGGCGGCGGCAGCGGCGCGCGCGCCAGTGGCGGCGCAGGCGGCGGCGCGAACGCTTTCATGACCGGGATGATGCGGCGCGGCTGGTCGAAGGAAGCCGCCGCTATGATGGCCGGCAACGTCAATCAAGAAAGCGGTTTCAACCCCGGCACTATCGGCGACCGGGGCACGTCCATCGGCATGGTGCAGTGGCACAACGAGCGTGCCCGCGCGCTGCAGCACTTCGCGCAGTCGCAAGGCAAGGATTGGCGCGATCCTGAAGTGCAGATGGACTATCTCGACAAGGAATTCCGTGGTCGCTTCGGCCACAACGCCGTCGCCAGTCACGACATGGGCGCGCTTGAACAGCAAGGCCGGCGCTTCGAGGGTTACGCGACCAACACCTTCGGTGCGCGTGTCGCGGCCGGCCGGCGCTTCCTTTCTCAGTATCACGATCCGGGCGCGGCCCCGGCCGCTGGCGGCGTGCCGCAGCACTGGACGACGCAGGACATCGGGGCGGCGCTCGGCGGCGGCGGCGGCGCTGGCCACGACACCGGATACAGCGGCGTCGGCGGCTTCAATTTCATGGGCAGCGCGCGTGCGCGAGCGATGGGCTTCGACGTGCATCCCGGCTCGATGCAGGACATGGTCACGCGGAGCACCGCAGCCGGCAAAATAACAGCAAACAAATACGCGGCCGACGACATCGCCGGCTTTATCAACGATCTGCACGGGGCCGGCGCGCCGCTGAAAAACTTTTCCGGCGTCTTCAGCCCAAGACAAAAACGCGGCGGGCATGGCTGGTCGCAACACGCCTTCGGCAACGCCGTCGATATTGAGACGGGCTTCGGTCACGGCTTCGATAACAGCCCGGCTCTATTCCATTGGGCGCAAGAGCATCCGAAAGAGTTTGCTGAAATCCAGGCGCGCCATCACATGAAAAATCTGGCCTCCTTCGATTGGGGCCATTTCGAATGGTCGCCGACCGGCAGGGACGGCGGCATTCGTGAAGCGCGCAGCGCGCTCGACCGCAGCCATGCGGGGGCGGCTCAAGGCGGCGGCGCTGCGCACCACGTCAGCGCGGACGGCCATGTCACCGTCAACGTTCACGCGCCGCAGGGCACGCGAGTCAGTCATGACGTGACCGGCTCGCTCTTCAAGAACGTGACGATGAACCGCAGCACGCAGATGCAGTACGCGAACAGCGGCCCGCGTGCGCCGCATCCTGAAACGATAGGCGAAGCGCCATGAGCTTCGAGCCGACCGCACCGGCAGGGCCGCCCGTCGTCACGCCCTACCGCGCCGAATGGACGACCGCGTTTTTCCGCGACGCACAGTTTTATGTCGCGAGCGGCACCAAGCTCGGCGGCCAGCGCATTGCGCTGCACGAGTTTCCAAAAAAGACGCTGCCCTACGCGGAGAACATGGGCCGGCGCGCGTTTCGGTTTTCCGTGCGCGCCTACGTCATCACCTATCCGCAAAAGGAAGCCGCGCGCAGCGCCGCCGAGCTGCAGACCTTCGACTATCGCGACCCGCGCGACTTCCTGCAGGCGCGACTCGACGACGGTATCCCCGGCCCGCTGCTGTTTTATCCGACCATCCGGGGCATCAGCACCATGCCGAAGCCTATCGTCTGTTCGTGCGAGCATTACCGCATGACAGAGGAAGAGCGGTTCGGCGGCTACTGCGTCTTCGACATCGACTTCGTCGAATTCGGCTCGCCGCCAAATCAGCCGATCCCGGCGACCGGCAACGTCGCGCGCAACGCGATCACCAATCTTCAGAACGTGACGGTCGACGGCACGGTGCTCGGGCCGGCCCCGGTCATTCCGGACTAAGAGCGATGCAGCGTCCCGACGCCATCGAAGCCGAGCCGATTGTCAATGATGCGCTGGCGCTTTTGCTCGGCGCGACCAACACGCAGGGCCGCAGCGGCTCCGATCTGCGCACGGCGGTCGGCGATTTTCGAGCCAACTCCCGCGCGCTGTTGCAGAACGATCAGTACGGCGCGCCGCTGCTCGACATCTTCCAGAAAGCGGAAGCGGCCGGCATCACATGGGGGCAGCTCGAAAGCGTGCGGGTGCAGGTATCGGTCGCGACGCCGCTGACGCTCGGCGCGCAGCTCGTGCAACAAACGCTTATCCAGCTCTCGCTCGCATCGGAAGTCAGCGTCATCGTCGCCACGACATTCGTCAGCCGCGACGATGTCGACGCCGCGCAGCACGCCATGAACGAAGCCTTCATACCGGCCGAAGAGTTGGTCGCGGACCAGAACAACTCGATGGTCTATCTGGCGCTGATCGGTTTGCACTCGGCGATGACGGCGCATCTGGTCGCGACCGCGCGACCGTTGCCGCGCATGGTCGACTACGAGTTTTTCGCCAACTATCCGACGCTCGTGATCGCGTACAAACTTTATTCGGACGCCGGCCGCGCCGACGAAGTACGCGCCGAAAACAAGATCGTGCATCCGGCCTTCGCGCCGCTCGCCGGGCGGGCGCTCGCATCATGAGCTTTACCTACGATCCGCTGACGATGCCGCCGCCAAATCCGGACGAAGTCGCCACCATCGTCACGCGCGAGCTTTTGGACAGCGATACGGATTTTCAGGCGAGCGGCCCGAGCGGCGTCTTCACCGATTGGGAGCAAGTCTGGATACAGCTTCGGCTGTTCGACGCATACGGCATCTTTCGCTTCCTCGCGGTCGAGCGCGATCCGATGCCGACGCTCTGGAACAGATTGCAATTCGTGCCGGGCGACGAAGTTGCGATCTATCTCGGCGGCCAGCTCGCCATCGCCGGCAACATCGATGTGCGGCAGACCGCCTACGACGCCAACACGCATGGCGTCATGCTGCAGGGCCACAGCCATTGCTATTGGGCCTCGAAGTCGTCGGTCGACAAGTCGGGCGGTGGCGGGACCGACATGGGCAACTTCGACAACATGCCGTTCACGGCGGTTGTCGCGACGCTGTTGCCACGCTACGGCGTGCCATACCGCTTCATCGGCAGCATCGATGCGACGCCCTTCGTCAAGCTGCAGGCCGAGCCCGGCGAGACGGTCTACAACTTTCTGGAACGGATCGCGCGCCCGCGCGGCGTGGTCATGGGCAGCGATGAGAACGGGGCCTGGACCTTCATCGGCGAGCAAGGCGGCACCGACACCGAGTCGCTAATCGAGGGCGTGAATATCCTGCGGATGCAGGCGATCTGGCGAACCATCACCGACTACAATCCGATCACCGCGCTCGGTCAGACGGCCGGCAGCGACAACATGAACGGCACCGAAGCATCGGAGCAACGCTTCGATGTCAACGGTCGCGCCAAGCGGTTCGCGCCCTGGATAACGGTTGCCGAACAACCCGTCTGGAATCTCGCCGAGCTGGCCAATCGCGCGCGCAATGAAGCGCGCTTCGTCAACACCGACGTTCTGATCGCCAACGTCACCGTGCAGGGATGGAAGCGCAGCGACGGCACGCTCTGGCGACCAAATCAGCTCGTGTACGTTCGCTCGCCGATGGCGATGCTCAACGACACGCTCGGCATCCAGGCCGTCACCTACACGCAAGACAGCGCCAGCGGCAGCCTGACGACGCTTGAGCTGGTCCTGCCGTGGCGGCTCGGCTTCCCGAGCTTCGGCCAGCTCGCGCCCGGCTCGACGCAACAGCAACAACCACCGACCAACGATCCGAACGCGAATTCGAACACGGCCGGCCCGACGCCTGCACCTGCGCCGACGCCAACGCCGCCGCCGCCGCAAATTCCGGACTGAGAACATGCACCGTGCCACGCCAGCAGCCGCCGCGTACCGCGCCTACACGGGCGGCGGCGCGCGTTCCGTCGTCACCGAAGTCGACGACGCCAAATTCATGCAAGAGATGGCCGGGCACTTCATGGCCGGCGAGCAGCGGCAAGCCGTCGAGGCTCCGCAGAATTACGGCTTTACCAGCGTCACCGCCGACGCCGACAAGGATGGCACGGGCAAGATCACCGGATCGGCAGAGACGTTCATCAGCTTCATGGGCGGCAACCGGAGCTTCCCGGTCGCGGCCGTGATCGATGATCGCAGGCATCGGCTCTATAAGCTGCAAAAGGGCGATGTCGCGATGTTCCGGCAGCGCAACGATCAGCAGCAGTTTCATCTGACACAAGACGGCGGCTTCTGGTCCGCGCCCGATAGCAAGACGGTGCGGATGCAGCTCGTGCCGGCGCAGCAGCAACAGCAGCAGGGCCAAGGCCAGCAGCAGGGCGCGCAAGGCGGTCAGCAAGGGGGCCAGCAGCAGCGCGGCCAGCAGTCGGTCTATAAGGACGGCCAGAACGGCTATCAGTATGTCGACGTGACCAAGGACAAGACGACGGCGTCCGGCACGAACGTTCATCTGAAGCTGAAAGACAAAAACACCTACGTTCACGTCGCCGACGACAACAATGTTTATTTGGGCGCGGAGAAAGGCAAAGCCGCGTTCGGCCGCGTCGAAACCGACGCCGGCACGTCGGTCAACGTGTGGGCCAAGATCGGCGGCAGCGAACTGGCCGAAGTCGACGAAGCCGGCGAGCCGTTGCCCGAGAGCCCGGTGGCCAAGCTGTTCAAGATCGTGAACGACTTGACCGAGCGCGTCGCGACGCTCGAAGCAAAGCTCGAAGCGCAGCAGGCGCTATCCCATGCCTGACATCCGGCTTGTGCAAAACACGTTTTTTCCGAAGTACGATGTCACGGTCGACTGGAATCTCTTGGCCAACGGCACGCTCGACGACACGCAGGCGCTTGCGACCGCCATCATCGTCGCGCTCGGCACCAACAAGCTCGCCGAT